TGAAACCGGTAATCATATATTGGATAACAACGGTAAGTGGAAAAAACATACCGTAAAAAAAGCCCAGTTTCAAATGGGCTATAAGGGATATATACAACTTGCACAAAGAACAGGCAAGTATGAAAAAATTGTAGCATTGCCTATAAAAGAGGGCGAACTAATCAGCCGAAATGAAATAGAAGAAGAATTTAATGTATGCTTGATTGAAGATGAGTTTGAACGTGAGCAAGCCCAAACAATAGGTTATTATGCGATGATAAAAACAACTGATAATTTTCGCAAAGCAATATATTGGCCAATTCGCAAAATGATGGCTCATGCCGATAGATATTCTCCCGCATTTAGTGCGGAAATGTACGAAAAAATACAAAACGGAGAAGTCCCTGAAAAAGATATGTGGCGATATTCTTCATTCTGGTATAAAAACTTTGATGAAATGGCTATAAAGACAATGCTTAGACACATTATATCAAAATGGGGTCCTGTATCAATAGAGATGGAAAAGGCAATTCCGGCAGACCGTGAAGAATCAGAATTTGATTATACATATGCTGATAGTGATAATCAGATATTACAACAATCTGAACTTGATATGGTAGGCAATACTGACGATTTTAAAACAATAGATGAAATGGATAACAGAGAGCAGACCGAACAGGAACAAAGCGGTAGTGAGATGACCGAGCAGGAGGCGATAGATATTGATTCGATATAATATCATAGCCACAGGTTCTAAAGGTAATGCAGTTAAAATTGATGATATATTGATAGATTGCGGTGTATCTTTCAAAAAACTAAAAGATGTGTACAAGCATATAAGATTGGTCTTACTTACACACGAACACTCGGACCACTTCCGCCCGTCAACTATACGAAAGTTGGCGGCGGAACGTCCAACTTTGAGATTTGGTTGTTGTCGTTGGATGGTTCCCAAGTTGATAGAATGTGGAGTTTCACCAACACAAATTGATGTATATGACATAGGAAAAAGATACGATTATAAGGTGTTTGCTCTGTCGCCTATCAAACTATATCATGACGTTCCGAACTGCGGATATAGGCTATATTTCGGACGAAAGAGAGTGCTATACGCAACAGATACCCGAACAATGGAAGGTATCAGTGCAAAGGGATACGATTATTACTTTATTGAAGCAAATTACAAAAAAGAGGAAATTAAGCGTAAAATTGCAGACAAAAAAGAACAGGGCGAATATGCGTATGAAGTACGAGCCATGAATGAACATCTGTCGCAGGAAGAAGCTGAAGATTTTATATATTTAAATATGACCTCGAAAAGCAGATATATCTTCTTGCACGAACACATTGATAAATAACAAGGTAGGGGATAAGAATGTCACAGATTACAACAGCAAAAATTGTAGAGTATGACGGCTGTAATATGCTGATAATTCCACAAGAACCGATAAGCCGTGAGATGATTAGAAAACAAGTGAAAAACGTTGAATTACGGTTATGCGACGGTCGGGAATGTACGTCTGAACAACGAAGAAAAATATTTGCAATAATCGGAGAGATTGCCGATTGGAGCGGACATGACAGTGAAGATTTGCGTAAATACTTTACTTCAAATTATTGCATGGATAATGACCTTGAGTATTTCAGCTTATCCCCCAAAAAGCCTAATTTAGCGGATATGGAAACTGCAACAGGTTTTATATCTTATTTGATAAAATTCTGTTTTGAATGGAATGTACCAACACTCGATACCATGCTTAATCGTGCCGAAGAAATCGGTAAATATTTATATATGTGCTTGGAGCATAGGAAGTGTGCTATTTGCAATGATAAGGCAGAAGTACATCACTTAGACGCTGTCGGTATGGGTAGGGATAGAAATGATATTGTTCATGTTGGCATGAATGCTATTGCATTATGCCGCAAGCACCATATACAGGCTCATAATATGGGCAAAAACGAATTTTTAAAACAGTATCATGTATATGGAATAATACTTGATTCGTACTTATGCAAAATACTAAATTTAGGACGAAAGGCTGTATATAACGAGCTGTTTGAACGTGATAAACAGTTTTTGCAGCTTGAGGAGGTGAGAGAATAATATGGCAAGACCCTTGAAAGATGGGGTTGATTATTTTCCAAAAGATACTGATTTTTATGCAGATGATAAAGTGCGACTTTTAAGAGCGGAGTTTGGCTCAAAAGGAATGTATCTTTTAGACTACATATTATGTGACTTATACGGCAAAAATGGATATTTCATCAAATGGGATAAAAACAAGTGCTACCTTGTGTCAGACGGTGCGGGATGTGGTTGTTCTCCTGAGTTTGTTGCAGAGTTTATTTCCGGGTGTATCAGATGTTCTTTCTTTGATAAAAGGGTGTTTGAAATGTTTGGAGCATTGACATCTGTGGGTATCCAGCGGCGCTTTATAAGAATGTTAAACAGCCGCGAAAATTTCACATTTATTGAAGAATACTTTCTGCTTGATACATCTGATAAAAAAGATGTTCCGCAAGGTATTCTTAATAAACTTGCATTTAAAAAGGTTTCCGATAAAGAAAACGAAGTTAAAAGTAAAGATAACCCCAATAAAAATAAAGATAATTCACAAAGTAAAATAGAAGAAAATAAAGTAGAGGAGAGTAGAGTAGAGGAAAGTATAATAGATGACTCTCACCGCTCGCCTGCACCGTATGAGCAAATCAAAGATATGTATAACAACATATGTACATCATATCCTAAATTACGCTCAATGTCTGATAGTCGAAAGAAAGCAATTAAAGCAAGACTTAGACAGTACAGTATTGACGATTTCAAATGTCTGTTTGAGAAAGCGGAAAATAGCAGTTTTTTAAAAGGTGCAAATAATCGTAACTGGTCTGCCACATTTGATTGGTTGATAAAAGATTCAAACATGGCAAAGACACTTGACGGAAATTATGACGACAGACCTATGCAAAGAAATGATTATAATGCCGGTGCAAGAAAAAGCAATAATCTATTTCTTGATTTACTTAATAACGATAACGGAGATGATATATTATGACATTTCAAGAAACTGCTAAAATTATGGCGGTATTTAAGGCTGCATACCCACGCTACTATGCAAATATAGACGTGGAAGAAGCAAGACGGGTAACAACATTATGGGCATCTATGCTTGCCGATTACAGCTATGAAACTGTTTCAAATGCTGCTAAGGCATTGATTGTATCAAGCAAGTTTCCACCGACAATAGCCGAGGTAATAGAGAAAATACAGCTATTAACCAAAGAACCGGAACTGACGGAGGTCGAGGCTTGGAGCATGGTGCGAAAAGCTATCCGTAATGGAATTTACGGATATAAAGAGGAATATAGAAAATTGCCTGACAAGGTAAAAACGGCAATAGGAAACCCTCTGATGATACACGAATGGGCTAAGGTAAGTGCAGATGAACTCGATACCGTAGTAGCAAGTAATTTTATGCGGAATTTTCGTTCACAAACGAAAAGCAAACAGGAATATGAAAGTTTGCCACAAAGCGTAAAAAAATTTGTTGAGGAAATATCCGCAAAAATGCCGAAACTGGAGGAAGTAAATGAGAGGAATAAATGATATAAGAATAACCTTTGAAGAAAAAATCAACAAGTATGCCGTAAAGCAAATACAACCTCATATGATTAACGCACTTGCAGTAATGTTGTGCGATGAAGCTGTAAATGAAACGTTATTTAGTTTAGACACAATAGAAAATATGGAGGAGATCGCATGAAAAAACACAGTTGCAGAATGACTGATACAGAAAAAGAAATGCACGACAGAGCAGTTAAAATTCGCAAAATGACCGATGAGCAGTTGTGCAAGTACATAGATGATACACAAGGTAAGAACGATACACGGGATAAAAGTGTGAGTAAGTTTTTAACTTGTGTGGCAGGATTGAAAGGTATAGGTAAAACAACAGAAAATAAATTATATTATCTGGCAAGAGAAAAGGGGTTTATTGATTAATGCGTTGGAGTGAAGCGGAGTATGCACGATATATTCAGAATACGGAACAAAACACAAGTAGCCCAAAGCCTAAAAATAAATATTCTTCTCAAAAAACGTGGATTGATGGTATATGTTTTGATAGTAAAAAGGAAGCGGATTATTACTGTCAATTAAAGCTACTTACAAGAGCCGGAGAGATAAAAGGCTTCTGCCGTCAGGCAAGATTTGTTGTGACAGAGGGTGTAGGGAGTATAGAACGTGGTACTGAGTATGTTGCAGATTTTGTTATCTTCAACAATGACGGAACAAGTCGCATTGTTGACACGAAAGGGGTGAAAACCAATGAATTCAAGTTAAAAATGAAATCATTCCGAGAAAAGTATCCGACTCTTAAAGTAGAGTTGGAATAAAGGAGTAGATAATTGATGGGTAAAATAAGAACTCGAAATCAACATCAAGCGGAATTTGTGAAGTGTATTCAGAAATTCGGCGGTAAATATCAAACATGGGAAATATACGCTGATTTCATATCAATGTTTGCCTGTGCTATATCAAATGGAATAGATAGGGTGCATTTCAAACCGAGAGAAGAAATGTATATGCAAATTATTCGCAAATACACAAATGAAGAACAGGCAATCTTTCCTGAGATGATGGGTCATGTCATTAATGGCATGGAGGAAAACAGGGATTGCGATTTCCTTGGTGAGTTGTATATGGCTCTGGACTTGGGAAGCCATTGGAAAGGACAGTTTTTTACACCGTATAGTTTGTGTAAAATGACTGCTCAATTACAAAAAAATGATATAGAACAAGAAATAAAAGCAAATGGATTTGTATCTGTAAATGACCCGGCATGTGGAGCAGGCGCATTGCTGGTTGCGGTAGCAAATACTGCGGCAGAAGAAATAAAACAATTTAATTGGCAAAATCACATCCTATTTGTTGCTCAAGATATAGATGCAGTTACGGCCAAGATGTGTTATATACAATTATCTCTATTGGGGTGTGCCGGGTATGTTAAGATTGGCGATACAATGGCGAATCCAATAACGGCAAACGAGGCATTGTATGAAATGACAAAAGAAGATAGTTGTTATTGGTATACACCAATGTATTTCAATGATGTTTGGAATTGGCGAAGAAT